CTTTTTTGTGCCTTGATGATTTTTAGATATTATGGTTTTAATGTCTTATTATCTGTTTTGTGTCTGTAGGGTAGGGCTGGACTGGTGGGCGCACCTATAGATAAGGTAGGGCTGGACTGGTGGGTGCAAAACGGGCGCTAGGACGCGCTAGGACGCGCCGGCGCGGCTCGTGGATACCTGGAGTACTGGCGAGCCGCAAAATCGCGTCTGTGGGCGCGCTAGGGGCGCTAGACGCGATTTTCGCCTTTTATTCGCCTATCGAATTAAATTGAGAATAGTGAATAAAAAGAGAAGAAAAAGAGAAGAAAAGGCGAAAGTAAAGGGTAAAAAAGAAGCGAGCCGGATTTAGCGGCTCGCTTCTAAGATCTACTCACTGGTTTCCGTGAGTAGATCACAGAGGAAGTCATAGACTGCTGCCTTCATGTGCGTGGCAAGGCAAGGATTACCGCCACAAACAACAACCCAGTACTCACTATATGTTCCACCAGTAAGATGCCAAACTTGGAAAGTCTGGCTGGTACGCGGCACAGAAATAGTGAGAATGTGCTTCGACGTCATTTCTCTTCCCCTTTCAAAGATCTTGATTCCTCAACGGAACCACTAATAGGCTATCACACCTTGCGTGCCTTGTCAATCCCTAATCTCAATCTTTTATTCCTCAGACCTTCAACCTCAAATCAGAGTTTCAGATCTTTTTATCCGTTAACTGTAGCGTTGAAGTTATCGTTAAAGTTAGCGATAAAGTAAACGGTAAAGTAAACGATAAAGTAAACGGTAAAGTTAGCGGTAACTTTACCGTTTAAAATTTAGGAGTTTCAGATCTTAATACCTGGAACTCCCCAATAAGTCCCCGGCTTATTTCTAGAGCTAGTCCTATCACCCCTCCTCAATACTACGAAAATCTCATCAAAATCTCATTAAAGTTTCACAAACTTTTAAATCCACACCTACTAATTCAACACCCCTCTAACTCATTGATCGCTCGACGCCAAAGGCGCTTGACAACGGCGCTGGTGCGCGCTAAACTGTGTGCGACAATGGAATACGTGTATGTCGTTTTAATCCTGCAATCTTTAGGCATTTTCGGCCTCATTTTTACAGCCGGTAAGCTTTATCAACGCTTTTCATACATTGAAGAAGTCCTTAGAAAAGAGTTTCCAAAGCTCAAGGAAGAAATCATAGCGCACAGGTACAGGCTCGGAGAACTTTCAAAAGATGTTCGACACATACAAGAAAATCTTAGCTAATATCCCACGTGAAAAACTTGTCGCTGAGCTTTCCAACTGTCACTTCTATCTGAGCGACGACGAAGCGCATACACGTCTAAAAACTGCTCCACTCCATTTAAGTGATTTGTATGCCCAGACTTCGCACAGTACAAAAAGTGAGTGAGCTTGATGTAATCGAGCGCCAACTCACTCACAAAATTCCAACCATCAAATCAGACCTAAATCGTCTTCTCGACGAAGAAGGTCTTTCACTCCGAGAAACTGTGCATACACTTTCTGAGCTAATGCACTATTCAGACGATGATAGAATCCGTCTTGACGCTGTCAAGACAACTCTCAATTTGCACGGAGTTGGCAAAGGGGCTGAGGAGGAAAAAGTTCAAATCAACATTCTAATTACAGACGGAGAAGTTAATCCCATCACACTAGCAAGGCCAGAAAGATGACTGAGAAAACTAAATTCGACTTCAAACAACTTCAAGACAAAATCTATGTTTTTACTTATCGTCCACGCTTTCGTGTGGTTGAAGACTATGTCCTAGGTGAAGATCTACAAACTGTAAAGAAACAATGTATCGACTATTGTAATCGTTTTGGACTTACATTCGTAAGCGTCAGACCATTCTTCCTTGATTTGGACCAAAAGCCTCGTGACCAACTTGGAATGCAACAGCAGCAAGAGGAGGTTAAAAGTGCCTAAAGATTTTATGCGTTGTGTTCGTTCAGGCGGGCGCGTCCGAACAAAAACCCTTCCTGGAGGCAAATACATGCGTATTTGTTTTAAGGAAGGCAAATCTTACGTTGGTGAGGTAAAGAAAAAGAAGAAAAAGCGATGAAGATCCCGTGGTTGGTGCGCCGAACAATTAAAGAAGTTCTTAAATGGATCGGCGTACCAAAGAAGTACATCAAACCTATAATGAAAGGAGTTAAACGTATGACACTTCCAAAGGGCAAAGGCACTCTTGCAATGATTCTTTCTGTTGTACTTCAAGCTGCATCAATTGCACTTGATGTTGTCCCAGAGCAATACAAATTCATTCCAATTGCAGTCATTGGCGCAATTCAACTTTATCTTCTTCATGTTGGTTACAACTCTAATCCGGACGGAAGCCCTGTCGCTCTGCCATACGACCCAACGAAGAAATAATGGAAGTTAACATCCCATTCCGGTTCATTAACGAAGCGACCAAAGCCTTTTACAACACAAAGGCCCGTCACGCTTGTCTTTGCGGCGGGTTCGGAAGTGGTAAAACTTATGTAATGTGTTTTAAGGCTTTGACGCTGTGCGCCATGTTTGATGGCTACCGCGTTCTGATTGGTCGTTTCCGGTATAAAGACCTTAAAAACACTACAATGCGTACCTTCTACAAAATCTGTGAACCGGGACTTTACGATCCTAAGAAAGGAGGCAAGCGCGACGACAGAGAAGGTTATCTACGTTTAATCAATGGTAGCGAGATCCTCTTCATCCACCTTGATGAATTCGACGAATCAATTCTGCGTGGTCTAGAACTTAATTCAGCTTTTATTGATCAGGCAGAAGAGGTTCCTGAAGGAATTGTCGATGTTCTAGATACACGCTTGGGACGCTGGGACTGCGCCAAACCATCAAAAAATCTTTTAACACAAGGCATCGAATTTGAAAAGAATGAGTTTGGACGCTACAAAGTTCCAGCTTACTTCGGAATTACCTGCAACCCTGATAATGAGACGCACTGGATTTGGCGTCAATATCATCCAGACTCGCCAAACCGTCGCCCCGGCTATGAATATTATGAAGTTTCTTCAGAAGATAACCCTCTCCTTTCTGAAGAGACTTTAAGAATTATGAAATCTCGAGATCCTTCATGGGTCCAACGTTTTGTATACGGTAAATGGGGCATTTCCGAAGCGACCATCCATCGCATTCTCTCCTCCAGTATTATAAATCCACCAAAAGAGTGGATTGAAAACCTCCTTTCCAAATCCAATCTCTACAGATCATTTGACCACGGTGAGGTTGCGCCAAGTTGTATGCTTTGGATTGCAGCTTGGCGCAACCAATTTTTTGTTTACCGGGAATATTACCAAGCTAATACACTTATTTCCGAACATCGCAAAAACATTCAGGAGCTTTCTGGGGATGAGCAGTATGTTATCAGTGTTGCTGATCCATCCATCTTTAGAAAGACAGCTCAAAAATATGGTGGGTTCTGGACAGTAGCAGATGAATACATGTCATCTGAAATTCCATACGATCCTATACCTTTTATTCCCGGGGATAATAATGAATTGGCAACTAGAAACAGAATCAACGAACTTTTGGCGCTCGATGAAAGATATAAGCACCCTCTTACGAATGAGTCTCCGGCTCCTCGTCTTTATTTTATTGAGCGAGATCCTTCTCATAGCTTTGGTTGTTACCATGCGATAGAAGAAACTCGCAATCAAAGACGAGTTAAGCTAGGAACAATAAATGGTAAGGATATTTATGGTGACGAACGTGTACAAGGTGTTCCAGACCATGCATATGACGCTCTACGAATGTTCGTCGCCCTGCATTTAGGTTCTCGTGTGGAACCTAAGCCCAAACCAAGTGAAAACTCCTTTATAGCTGCGCGTCGACGTATTAAAGCGCTTAAGCTTCAAGGAGTTTACAACAAATATGGAGATCTAGCAGCGAGGATTTAATTATGTTGTTTCCATCAATTAGCACAACATATAACTTGGTACCACATATTTATCCAAATCTTACTATGAATGTGTCTCCAGTCGATGTCGATAAGTTTCTTCGAATTCTTAAAGCGATTAATTTTCCTCAACCTGATCGAATCACTGTAAAGGATTACTCTGGCGACTATGATAAATTCAAAACTAGAATGATAGATCTTACAGTTCCGATTGGTATTCTTTTTATTTACAATAACGAAGTTCATAATGCAGCTTTGATGATTTCTAAGATTGTTCAAAATGGAATTTGGCACGGCTTTCGCATGATTTACGATGGCACCTTCAAACAGAAAGACGTCCCATTTGAACTCTACGTAGTTCGTCAGAGTCCGACAGTTGAAAAAGCGCTAGTCAGAGCTTTCGAAGAGAAGGTGATGTCCAGTGTCTGATTTAGGGCAAATTTGGAAAGCCAAACTCGAAGCTGCAGAGAAAGTCTATCAAGACTGGGAAGCTAAATTTAAAGTAAAACAGCTTGAAGATTACGAAGAAGGATTTCAATGGGCAGAGGGAGTAGAAGCTTACGTAATGAACATGATCTATGCTACCATTGAAATCAAAGAACCTGTACTTTCTTTTGAGCGCCCAGTCGTCTCGGTAGTTCCAAAACCTTCTGCAATTGAAAAGGATCCGGACTATGCTTTCCAATACGCCCAAAATAGTCAAGATCTTGCGAATACATGGCTCTTAGATTATAAAAATAAATTCTCATCCGAAATTTCTGCCGCTATCGCTGATCTTTGGTCGCGCTTTGCCGTCGTTGAAATCGGTTACTCTGCTGATTGGGTTGACAATCCTAAAGTTCGTAAACCTAAACTTCGTGCAGATTACTCAAAACTTGCAGAAGATGATAAACGTAGAGTAGCCCAAAAACCCGCAAAAATCCCAAAGAATGAGCGCGTCTACGTGAAAGCAATTCCAGCTGAAGATTTTAGGGTGAGCGCCAACAGTGGCTTAAATATTGAAGATTGCGATTGGTGTGGTTATTGGGAGTGGGTTAAAGCTGATGATCTAATCGCTTCTGACATCATAACAAACAAGGAAGCTATTCGCAACCATTCTGTACAGAGTCAAGAACAAGACCTCCTGCTTTCATACAAACAAAACAGAGACAAAAACCAAACAGTTGATGGGGATCTTGTTCGAATTTTTAAAGTTTGGGATTTGCGGGCGCAGCGTCGATACATCCTTTTAGGTGATGAAGTCATTTACAACAAACCATACAAGCGTCTGCCATTTGTCACACTTCGTCTAAAACGTCGCAAAAAGAATAAAGGCTGGTATCCACTTCCATTCATCTTTAACTGGATCTCTCCTCAAAACGAAATTAATGAAATTCGTGAGACGCATCGTAGACATCGACGTCGCTTCAAACGCATGTATCAAGCGCTTAAGGGCGCTTTTGATGAACCACAGGAAGAGATCCAAAAGATGATTAATGGTCCAGACGGGACTGTTATTTTTGTAACTCGGATGCCTGCAATTGAACCAATTAAGAATGCAGATCTTGGCACTTCATCTATGGTCGCTCTGCAAACTCCATTTGATGACTTCAACCGTATTTCGGGTACAACTTCTGAGATGCGTGGTCAATCAGATCGTACAACTGCCACGCAGGCAATGCTTGCAAATTCCCGTGCTCAGATCAGAGAGACTAAAGAGCGTATTAAAGTTAAAAATTTTATTGAGCGCATCATTCGAATGGTCATTTTGACGCATCGTGATAACTTTATCGAACCTATTCCAATTCAACGCTTTCCAGAAGAACCTTTTGGAACTTCTGTAGAAACTGAAGTTCAGACAGAAACAATTGATCCTTTGGTTGATCTCGGGGATGAAGAGTTTGACTTCAACGTAACCTTCCAAGTTAGTGCACTAAATCCGCAGATTGAGCAAGAGGAAAAACAAAAATTTGTTGAATTTCTACAATTACTTTCAGCATTTCCCCAGTTCTCAATCTCTCCAACTCTTATTCGTGAACTAGCTTTTAGAGTTGGATATAGAAATGAGCAAGTTCTAAAAGAATTCCAACAAATGGCTTTCTTACAGGGTATTGGTTTGCTTCAAGCTGGAGTAAATAATTTACAACAACAGCAGCTTCAGCAACAGCAAACTGCTTATCCAGAACAGGTAGAAAGTCCAGGGTTGGAAAAAATAGCAACACAGTTGGAAAATCAACTAGGAGTTTAATATGGCTAGCGACAACATGAATCTCAGCGACGATCTTAACACGAAGGTTGATAGTGCAATTCAAGATGTTGTAGATGATAAGACGGACGATCAGGGTCAAACTGATTCTGGCGCTCCAGAAGGTGGAGACGATAAGAAAACAGATGATTCGGACAATAAAGATGACAATCTTCGTGTTACTGAAACTGAGTTGCAATTTTTGAGAGCTATTCAAGATCCAAACGTTGCACCTACTATTATCAAGACAATGGCAGAACAACTTGGTCTTAAAGTCGTTGAGCCAGACAAAGAACCACAGCAGAAAAAAGGTGATGAGCCAGATGGATCGTTGAAGGCGCTCCTTGAAAAATCGCTTGGACCTGAGTTTGAATTTCTCGCTCCAAGAATTGCTGAGCCTATTGAAAGGGCAATTAAAGGTATTGAGCAGCGAGTTAGAGATGAACTAGAGCGAGAAAAGTCTTCTTTGGTCCAACAAACCTACAGGCGCGCCGAACGTGAATTTTTTGATGCAGTTCCAGAGGCTCGCAAGTTGAAGCGTGTAATGTATGATATTGCAAAAACTTATCCAATGCCAGATGGACAAGATCCATTGGATTATTTGCAAGATCTCTACAGTTTGGCTATTGGGCGCTCGAAACGTAGACGTTCACTAGTTTCACTTACAAAGGAACGCGATCAAAGAGCTGCATCTAACTTTGAGGGTAGAGACGTTTCTGGTGGCTTTTCTCCGAGAGTCACTAAACGTCCACAAGGAAAAGTTTCCATCCGTGATGCAGTTAAAGCAGCCGCGGAAGGAATAAAATGGGAGTAGTAAATGGCTATTACGTTTGGTACTAGTGCTCCTTCGCAGATTACTGTCAATTTTGAAGCTCTTTTTGCCACCTCCCTTGCAAATTATCAAAAAACCCTCTTCGATAATATTTCCACTGGTTCACCTTTTTTCTACGAATTGAAAAATAAAGGGGCTTGGGATCCTGTAGATGGTGGCGCATATTTGACCGCTGACCTGTTGTATGGTCTCGGTAACTTTGATTCTTACGAGGGTTACGACGAACTTTCTGATACACCAACTGATGGAATTACTCAGGCAATTTCGGAATGGCGTCAAGGCGCTGTTCCAATTATGTATTCTGAAGCTGAGCGCAAAAAGAATAAACAGCGTATTGTAGAACTCATCGAAGCTAAGATTATGCAGGCTGAGATGGGTTTCATTGAAGGATTTAACAAAGCCTTCTTGCAAGGTTCTTTGGCGCAAGGTGGTTCGGATCCAACTACGCCTTACACGTCTCCTTACAATGGATCTTATTTCATTGATCCTATTAACAAATTGATCGCTAAAGATCCTACAACGTCGGTAAGTGTCCAAAATATTAATCAAGCTACTTATAGCTGGTGGCGCAATTACGCTAAGGAATCTTCGGCTACAACTTATGCTCAGCTTCTGCTTGAGTTTGATGAAATGTATCAGAAATGTTCACGTGGTCCTGGTGGTTCGCCTGACCTAATTATTTGTGATGAAACTACGCAGCGTCTTTTGAATGCTGCTTACTATGAGAAATTCCGTGCGCCAATGGCAACGGTTGGCGATTATCCGTTTGAAGCACTTCGATTCAGAGGTGCTAAAGTCGTCGCTGATCAGTATGTAATTGATTTGTATACTGGTTCCACTGATAC